TCTACTTGACCAAGAAAAGTTTTGGAGATGGACACAGAAGGATATCTCTCAAGAGATACTAGACGAGATATTAGAGCAGAAAAAACTTGCTGTTGAGCAAATGCAGAAGGATATGCAAACAATGCAACAATCCACTAACCCTGCTGATATAGAGAATGCACAACTAAGACTAAGGGAGGGTATGGGTTTTGGCAGACAGCAAACTGAAGAAGAATAAGGGATTAACCTTACGAGAATGGTGTGTAAGCAATGGATACCCAGGAGTCACTGAGGAATGCATCCTTTCTGCAAAACAGTCTAACAATCCAAAAGTAGCAAGAATGGGTAGTAATGCTCAAATGGTAAGTAATATTAAACAACGTAAAGTATATGGGAGATAACTATGGCGAAAGCTAAATTAAAAAAGAAAAAAGGTATAAAAGCAAAAAGTAAAGGACCTGCAAAGTCAGCTGCAAAAAGCAGAGGTGGTAAAAGTGCAAGACAATCAAGACTAGCACAAATATTTAACCCATCTTTTAATGTAAAAACAACTAGAGAAGAAGAAAAAGTAGGTAAAAATGTTCTTCAAGAAAGTAGCTTTTATATTTCAGGTGACTTAAGAAGACCTGTTTATAACACAGGGTTTGCACCTAGAGGAACTAGAGCTCTTTTAGATATAACAGGAGATATAGGTGATAGAGGTTATGAGTTAAATAAACTAGGAAAGGTAGAAGTTTCAAGTAGATCAGGTGTAGACAGAAGAAAAACAGATATTTTTAATACAGCTTTTAGCAACTATTTAGGTGGTAGAAAACAAAGTGCTGTTAAATTAAGAGGTAAAACCTACAAAGCTGATTTAGTAAAAGAGAATGTATTTCTTAAAGAAGTAAGAACTTAATGTACAATAATTTAAAAAACCAAGACCAACCCAAGGAGGTGTCTTATGCCAAATCCCTATAATAATGTAGAGGTAACTGAAGAAGACTTGAAAGATTATAAGTTGTCTTCAGAAGAACCAACTGATGTAACTCCACAGGAGCAATATGAAGCATCGGATGGAGCAGAGGAATCTGCAAACATAAGTGACGAGATTGACTTAAACGATTATGAGTTAGTGATCGGTGATGACGTATTTAGCTATGATGAAATACAGAATTGGCGTGAGGCTGCTGACAATCAGACGAATTGGCAACAGTCAAATACTCAAAAGGCTCAAGAGCTCGCACCTATGAGAAAGTTGTTCAACGCACTAAACGAAAACGAAAACCTAAGAGGACACATTAAGGACTTCTATGAAGACGATGTAGATACTTACAATACGTTTGGTTTAGATAATAGGTATGCTATGGATTCTGTTCCTGAACAACAAGAACAGAGTGCTAACCCAGAGTACGAGGAGTTAAACGAAAGACTTAGCGTATTTGAGGAGGAGAAAGGTATACAAAAGCTAGAGCACGGACTTGATGATATAATAAAAGAGAATCAGAACTACTTTGAGTCAGATGACGATGAGTTAGATTTCTTAGATTATATGATTGAGACTGGAGTGCAGGACTTTGATCAGGCATTCAAGATGTGGTCTTATCCTAAGATGCAAGAACAACTAGAGTCTTTCAATAAGATGAAAGGCAATGTAGAGCGAAATAGAGGAGTAGTGCAGACTACAGAAAATGGAGCTAAAGAAGTTCAGCAACCTGAACGATTCAATAGCTACAAAGAAATTAGTGCTGGACATCCTGATATCGCTAAATATGGTAACTTAACAGAATAAAAATATAAAGGAGAAAATAAGATGTCTTTAAATTATGATAGCTTATCTGCCTTGACTAAGGATAAATTCCTTCCAATATTGATTGATAATATTTTTAACTCTAATGTTTTGACGCTAAAACTTTTAAAGGATGCTGAAAAACTAGATGGTGGTAAAAAGATTATTACTCCTATTGAGTATGGAACTAACTCAGCTCAAGGATTTTTCTCTGGTTACGATGTTCTAGATACAACTCCATCTGATCCAATTACAGCTGCTGAATGGGACTGGAAACAGGCTTATTCTTCAATCACTATAAGTGGAGAAGAAGAATTGAAAAATAGTGGAGATAGTCAAGTATTATCTTTACTTAAATCTAAAATGCGTAACGCAGAGAAATCGCTTAAGGATTTGTTTGGCACTAAATTATTTGGTGGTACAACAGCTCCTGGAGCAAAAGAAATATCGTCACTAACTGGTTTTGGAACTATAAGCAACCTATCGAGAGATGACGCTGCTCTATACGACAACCCAGCTGGTAGTAATTTTCACGCATCAGGTAATGTTGATAACGCAATTATTGGTTACAACAGAAGCCTAGGTGGAATTAACTCTGACGATTACTCTTGGTGGGATTCTAAGATCGGTACATTTGCTGATAAGTCAGGTGGCGTTACTAGTGCTGCGACTTTCGATGAGATGACAGCTACAACTAATGGTGTTGCTGCTATGGTTCGAGAGATGACTCAGGCATATGGTGCTGCTACAATAGACAACGACCATCCAGACTTGATTGTTGTGCCACAGGTTATATTCGATGCATACGAATCTAGCTTACAGGCAAACAAGAGATGGGAAGGCGATGCTATGTTAGCAGATGCTGGATTCCAGACCTTGAGATTTAAGGGAGCTAGTGTTGTAGTAGACTCACATTGCCCAGCAGGGACTATGATTATGCTTAACACTAAATACCTTGATTTCAAAGTACATTCAAAGCGTAATTTTACGTTTGAAAACTTTATGAAACCAATTAACCAGGACGCTCGTGTAGCCAAAATATTCTGGATGGGACAGTTAACCTGTACTAATCCTAGAATGCAAGTTGGCATCGTGGGTGGTCCTGAAACTTATTAAGGAGGTAGATGATGGCTAGAAATTATAATACAGCATTTGCACCTTACCCTTTAGTAAGTTCAGCAGATGTACTAGTTACTGACGCAGATGTCGCTACTTTTCCTGTACCTGTAGGTGGTTTGGTACAGCAGAGAGACTCTGACAAAGTGTTCAGATTAGTATGTTTTGACAATACAGCAACAGCTGATGTTGATTTTACTGTTAATTGTGTTACTTATAACTATAGTGGATGCGTAGCAGGAGGAGCTTGGGTTGTTAGACAAGATTTTTCTGATACAAGTGGTGTTGTGGCAGGAGTATGTCCACAAACTATAGATATTAGTGCATTATCTGGCAATGTGTATGGATATATACAGGTAGCTGGAAGCTGTGAAATCACTAATCACGATGGTACTTGTCCAATAGGATCAGAGCTAGTTTCGCATGGAGTTGATGGTGGAACTACTGATGTGAGAGCAACTCTTGAGTTGTGTATTGGCATAGTAGTGGCTGACGCTGGAACTACTACACCAGTTGTGGACTTATTTGTTCCAGGACCTGGTGCTATGAAGGTTCAAGACAATAGCTAAATAAGTTAAGTTGGATTATCTTATGGGAGGGTGTAAAAGCCCTCCCAAAAAATTAAAGGAAATATGAACGGATATAAACAAACAAAAATAGCATCAGGGGATAATATAGAAAGTGTAGTATTTGGCACAATAGCTGATGGTATATATGAAAATGGTACGTTTACTTATGGATTCTGGTCTGTTCGTGTACCTACTGTACAGTTTGATACTAACGCAAGAAAGATATACGTAGATTTTGAAATTAAAAAAACTACAACAAGTCAATATCCTGACGTAGAATCAAGGTTTGATGTGTTACAAAGTACAAAACCAGAGATAAGAGCAGGAATATCAATAAGGTCTAAATCTGACACATCAAATACTTTATCTTTTGTAGACAGTGCTACAACCTCAACTTTTTCACAAGGCATAATAGACGGTGTTATAGATTGCAAAAGATATAAATCTACAGGTTATTTAGGTTTTGATTTACCAAACAACGATCGGTGGCACAAAGAAAGAGTAACCTTAAACATAGATAAAATGGCAAAAGAAAATACGTCAGGTCAAAGAAACGATGTTCTAAGTTATGTTGATAGAACAGGTTTAGATGATTCTGATATTGAGATAGTTATAAGTTTAACAATAGACCCAGGCTCTACGTTTGACTATGCACAATTTGATGGTGACGATTCAGCACTAACTTATATTAAAGTAATTAGCGATGTAAATTTAGAAAAAAATAAAAAAGATTACACACCTA